TATAGGTGAAGTAGAACTAGGCGAAACTAAAATAGAAAATCCATATGATACTTTTAAAGATTTCTATACAAAAGATTATCAAAAATTTGTAGAGTATAATATTCAAGACGTTGAAATAGTTGATGGTTTAGAAGACAAGTTAGGTCTAATTGATTTATCTTTAACCTTTGCATATGAAACTAAAGTAAATTATAACGATATTTTTTCACAGGTAAGAGTTTGGGATACATTAATTGCAAACCACTTGATGACAAAAAAGATTTGTGTACCACCTAGGGAAGACCACATAAAGGACACCAAGTATGAAGGTGCGTATGTGAAAGAACCTAGATTGGGTATGCAAAAATGGGTGGTGTCTTTTGATATCAACTCTCTTTATCCACATATTATTGTACAATATAATATTTCTCCCGAAAAGATATTAGGTGTTAAACCATCTGGTGTTTCTGTGAATAAAATGCTTGATAAGAAGACACCCCTAGATTATTTAAAAACAGAAGGTGCGTGTATAACACCTAACGGTGCAATGTTTAAAAATGATAATCAAGGTTTCTTACCTGAAATGATTGAAAAGATTTATAAAGACCGTGTGATATATAAGAAACGTGAATTAAAAGCAAAGAAAGAATATCAAAATAATCCAACAACAGAATTAAAAAAAGAAATTGCTAGGTGTCATAACGTACAATGGGCAAGAAAGATTGCGTTGAATAGTTGTTATGGTGCAATAGGTAATCAATACTTTAGATACTATGATATAGCACAAGCAAGTGCTGTAACTACAGCAGGTCAATATATTATAAGAAATATAGAACAAAAAGTAAATGAATATCTAAATCAAATATTACAAACACACAATGAAGTAGATTATATATTAGCGTCTGATACAGATTCAATTTATGTATCGTTTGATAAACTTGTAGAGAAGACTTGTAAAAATAAAACAGACCAACAAGTATGTGATTTTCTTGCTAAGGTATGTGATAATAAATTAGAACCTTTTATTGCAAAACAATTTGAAGATGTTGCAGATTATACTAACGCATTTAAGAACGCAATGGTTATGGCACGTGAAGTTATTGCGAACAAAGGTATATGGGTTGCGAAAAAAAGATATATGTTAAATGTATTAGACGAGGAAGATGTGAGATTATCTGAACCTAAATTAAAGATTATGGGTATAGAGGCAATTAAATCTTCAACTCCACAAGTATGCCGAGGTAAGATTAAAGAAGCAATTAAAATAATTATGTCAAAAGAAGAATCTGATTTACATACTTTCATTGCAGATTTTAAAAAAGAATTTATGCAATTACCTCCAGAGAAGATATCATTTCCAAGGTCTTGTAATAATATGAGAAAATATGGTAGTAGTAAAGATGTGTTTATTAAAGGCACACCTATACACGTTAAGGGTGCATTGATTTATAATCATCAAATAAAACAATTTAAATTACAGAATAAGTATCCTTATATTCAAGAAGGAGATAAGATTAAATTTATTAAATTGTTAGAAGCAAATCCATTTAAGTTTGATGTGATTAGTTATGTAACTCAATTACCAAAAGAGTTTAACTTAAAAGAATATGTTGATTATGAATTACAATTTGAAAAGACTTTCCTAGACCCTATGAGATTTATATTAAATTCAATAGGTTGGGAACACGAAAAGAAAGCAAGTCTGGAGGCGTTCTTTGGCTAATATGTTTGACGCATTTGCAGTTGCTATGGCAATAGTATTTGCTTATAGAACAGGAGAAGTTTTAGCAATGACTAAAATGAAATTTGCAACACTAGTATTATGGTTGTTTGTAATAAAATTTATATCGGTAATGTATGTTAATTAATGAAGAAAGTTTAAAACATTTAAAAACACTTGAAGACAATACGTTTGATTCGTGTGTAACTGATCCACCGTATCACTTGGCGTCTATACTTAAACGATTTGGACCAGGTCAAAAAGGTATTAATAATAAAGATGAGAAAGAAGGTCGTAATGGACCTTATCATAGAGCGGCAAAAGGATTTATGGGACAGACTTGGGATGGTGGTGATATAGCATTTAATAAAGATTTTTGGAAAGAAGTATATAGAGTTATGAAACCAGGTGCAGTACTACTATCTTTTGCTGCCACTAGAAACTATCATAGAATGGCAGTTGCAGTAGAAGACGCTGGGTTTGAAATATTTGATATGATACAATGGTTATATGGTAGTGGTTTTCCTAAAAGAAAAAACTATTTAAAACCTGCGTGTGAACCTATTGTAATGGCACGTAAGGGTGTTAATAAAAATTTAAACATAGATGAGTGTAGAGTGCCTGGATATCAATGGGACACAACTAAAAACAGAAGAGAACCTAAAAAACATAAAGAAGCAATTTACAAATTAGGTTTAAAGAAAGCAGGTACAGGAGAAAAAATAGATGGTAGATATCCTGCCAATGTTATACACGATGGATCAGATGAAGTGATTGAAAGTTTTCCTAAACAAAAAACAGCAGGACATTGGCCGAGTGTTAAAGTTACAGGATATGGTAATATGGGTAGAGAAGTAGGTGGACAAAAGACAGCGAAAGAAGAATACTTTGGTGCAGGTCCACAAGTAAGAGAAGATGGTTCAGTTGCAAGATTTTTCTATTGTGCTAAGGCAAGTAAAAAAGAAAAATCAGATACAAAACACCCTACAGTTAAACCATTAGAGTTAATGAGATATCTTGTTAAGTTAGTTACACCTAAAGATGGAACAGTATTGGATCCATTTGCAGGTACAGGTACTACTGGTGAAGCGGCGTTATTAGAAGGTCGTAAGTATTACTTGATAGAAAGAGAAAAGAGTTATTTTAAAGACATAGAGAAGAGATTAAAGAAAGTGAATCCGTTTTTTGTATGACAATTTTACTTGCATTGACTTTATCTGCTTTGTGTGTTATAATACCATTACTATTATTATTAATGTGGAACAATGAAAAACCTAGACCTTAAACAATTCGCAGACGAAAATAGATTGCCTATTATGGACTCTATTCAATTTAAAAATTGGACAGATGAAATAGGTAAAGAAAAATTTAGAGAACTATTATCAGAATATATTGCTGAACATAGACCAGAATTTCCTTTAAATCATATTTCATATGATGATATGAAAAACAATATAATACAATTAAGTAAATTTAATACTAGTAAAATTTGTATACCTAAAGAACAAAGTCATAAAGATGTCTTTGAAAAATATGATGACTATAAGTATCCATATTCAAAATATGGTTTAGGAGTAATTGACGCTTCTTCAATATATAATAAGTGCAGTAATTATTTTCATCAAGAGTTAAGATTAAATTGTTCAAGTTATAGTTTTAGAGCACCAATTGAAGTTTTTAAAAATGGTAATGCAAAAGATATATGGAAGTGTTTAGGTGCATTATGGAGAGGTGTGAATAGTAGTAAAGATTTATCGCCAGGTAGTTATAGAGAAGCAATAAGATTGGGTACATATATTGCAACACAATTTAAACCAGTTGTTGCAAAAACAATATACGATATGACCGAGGCAGAAACAGTATTAGATACGAGTTGTGGTTGGGGAGATAGACTTGCTGGTTTCTTTGCCAGTAATGCAACACATTATTATGGTTGTGATCCTAATCCAAATACATATAAAATATATCAGAAACAGATAGAAGAATATAGTAAATTTTTTAAAAACAAAACTGTTAAGATATGGAATTGTGGTGCAGAAGATTTACCTTATAACGAACTACCAGAAATAGATTGTGCATTTACAAGTCCACCTTACTTTAGTACTGAACAATATAATAAAGGTGGTGAGAAAGAAGAGAATCAATCTTGGTTTAAGTTTAATGAGTATGAGCAATGGAGAGATAGTTTTTATCTTCCAGTTGCAGAAAAGACAATGAGTAAATCAAAATATATGTTTGTTAATATTATGGATCCAAAGATTAAGGGTACTAGATATAGGTCAAGTGATGAACTAGTTGATAGATTTAAAGATAAGTTTTTAGGTCAAATTGGTATGAGGATTATGCAAAGACCACAAGGTACTAAAAAATTTAAAACAAAAGAAGAGTTAAATATTTTTATGGCAATGACATATATTGAAAATGTATGGTGTTTTGGAGAGAAAACAGACTTATTTAAACACGCAAGAGTAGGAACATTAGAGGCATTTATATAAATATTATTATGGATTACTTTTATTTATTTTTGGTTATATTCATACTCAATGATGGTTTTACTATGTCAAGGCATTACTGTTCCTATTTAAGAAACTTACGAGAAAAAATTATTGAAAAGATAACCTATGGTTGGTGGATTGCCATACATAGTGTTGTAGATATAGGAAGTATTATTGGTATGATGGTTTATTTTGAAAAAGCAAAACATTTTTGGGTTGCTATTTCCATACCGATAGTTATTATACTATGGTATATACCTTTAGGATGGAAAAAGTATCGTGAGAATAACAGTATATAAAAGATATAATGATTATATTTTTACAGATTTTCTACCAACGGAACTTGACTCGGTTAGAGAATTATGTTATATTAACAACATCAAATGGTACACAATAAGTTATACGGAAAGCGAATGGAACGAATATGAAAGATTTTCTAAAAGAAATAATTAAAGAAACAGGTAATGAATTTGCTAGTTTAGCAAGTGAAGGAATCACAGCAGGTGATGTATCTTCATTTATAGATACAGGTTCTTATTCTTTTAATGCTCTTCTATCAGGTTCAATTTACGGTGGGTTGCCAGGCAATAGAATTACAGCAATTGCAGGTGAGGCAGCAACTGGTAAAACATTTTTCGCATTAGGTATTTTAAAAAATTATTTAGAAAAAGACAAAGACGCAGGCGTAGTCTTGTTTGAATCAGAAAACGCAGTATCAAAAGATATGATAGAGGCGAGAGGTGTTGATAGTAAAAGAGTTGTAGTAGTACCAGTATCAACTGTACAAGAATTTAGAACACAGGCAATAAAAATTTTAGACAAGTATTTAGAACAAGACCCAAAAGACAGACAACCTTTAATGTTTGTATTAGATAGTTTAGGTATGTTATCTACTACAAAAGAAATGACAGACACAGGAGAGGGTAAAGAAACAAGAGATATGACAAGGTCACAAATTGTCAAATCTACATTTAGAGTTTTAACACTTAAACTAGGACAAGCAGGTGTTCCTATGTTAATGACCAATCACACATATGATGTTATTGGTTCTATGTTCCCACAAAAAGAAATGGGCGGCGGTTCAGGATTGAAATACGCTGCTTCAACAATCATCTATCTAGGTAAACGAAAAGAAAAAATCGGTACAGAAGTAGTTGGTAATATTATTCATTGCAAAACATATAAGTCAAGAATCACAAAAGAAAATTCTCAAATTGATGTTAAGTTAACCTATAAAAAAGGACTAGATAAGTATTATGGTCTTCTTCAACTTGGTGAAGAGGCAGGTATCTTTAAGAAAGTATCAACAAGATATGAAATGCCTGATGGTTCTAAAGTATTTGGTAAAACAATCAATGATGAACCAGAAAAGTATTTTACAAAAGAAGTATTAGATAAAATAGATGAACACGCAAACCAAAAATTTACATACGGATCAGACGAAGAATAAAAGATACACCTTTGCTCAAAAGGATGGTGAAGATTTTTCCTGTATAAAACTTACCGAAGGTAAGTATAGAGGAGTAATTTTTCACTATGGTAAAGTAGAATTTGGAAAGGATGAAAATCCTGATGGTACTAAATCTATGAAGTTTGATTTTACTGTTAGATTAAATCCTACAGAAGAGAAATTGGATCCAGATAATAAAGAATTTGTAAATTATATTGGCGACTTGTTGATAGAATTATTAGATGAGAAAGTGAAAAGTGGAAAATAAAAATTATATTAATGTTTATGATGATGTATTAGAACCAAATCAATGTCAACACTTGGTTGATAAGTTTGAAGATTCAAAACATCAATGGACTAAAACACAATTAAAAGGTCATAGGTCTTTTACAGAAATTAATATAAATTTACATTCAGATTGGCAAGAATATGTGGACATAGTATATAAAGTATTGAGACCATATGTTGATAAGTATTGTGAAGATAATAATATAGATAGATTAAAACAATGGCCGAATAAATTTGGTTTTGAACAAATACGTTTTAAGAAATATGAAGTTAATAAGGAAGATGAATTTCAAGAACACGTTGATGTTATGGATTATGCAAGTGCAAAAAGATTTCTTGTACTCTTTTTATATTTAAAAGATAATATAGAAGGTCATACTTCTTTTCCTGAATATGATATGAAAGTTAAACCAAAAGCAGGTAGATTATTAATGTTTCCACCTTTGTGGACTTATAAACATATAGGACATAAACCAATAAAAGAACCTAAATATATAATAGGAAGTTATTTGCATTACGTATGAGCGAAAGATTAGAAACAACTATATTAAATAATCTCTTCTATCAAGAAGACTATGCTAGAAAAGTATTACCTTTTTTAAAAGAAGATTACTTTGGTTTAAGAACTGAAAAGATTTTATTTACAGAAATATATAAATTTGTAGAGAAATATAATAATCTTCCAACAAAAGAATCAATCTTAATAGAATTAGGACAAAGAAAAGATATTAATGAAGAGGAACATATTCAATTAAATGATTATGTTAATTCTATAGGTAAAATAGATTCCGATCCACAATGGTTGTTAGATACAACTGAAAGATTTTGTAAAGATAAAGCAGTACATAATGCTGTATTAGATGGTATTAGAATTTTAGATAAGAAAGATAGTAAGAGAACTCCAGAAGCAATACCTAGTATATTAGCAGACGCATTAGCAGTATCTTTTGACCAACATATTGGTCACGATTATATAGAAGACGCTGATGATAGATTTAAATGGTATCATACTAAAGAAACAAAATATCAATTTGATTTAGATTATATGAATAGAATAACCAAAGGTGGTATTCCTAGTAAGACTTTGAATATTGCATTGGCAGGTACAGGTGTAGGTAAGTCTTTGTTTATGTGTCATTGTGCAAGTGCTTATTTGGCACAAGGTTTAAATGTTTTATATATAACTTTAGAAATGGCAGAAGAAAGAATTGCTGAAAGAATTGACGCAAACTTATTAGATGTAACTATGGACGATTTACATACAATGCCAAAAGATTTATATGATAATAAGATAGAGAAGATAAGACAAAAGACTGGTGGTAAATTAATTGTTAAAGAATATCCAACAGCGTCTGCTCATAGTGGACACTTTAGAGCATTGTTTAATGAACTTTCATTAAAGAAAAGTTTTAAACCAGATGTAGTGTTCATAGATTATTTAAATATATGTGCGTCAAGTAGATTTAAAGGTGGCAATATAGGTTCTTATTTCTATATCAAAGCAATTGCAGAAGAATTAAGAGGACTTGCAGTAGAATTTAATGTACCATTGTTTTCTGCTACACAAACAACAAGAACTGGATTTATGAGTACAGACATAGGACTAGAAGATACAGCAGAAAGTTTTGGATTACCAGCAACAGCAGACTTTATGTTTGCAATAATATCAAATGATGATTTAGAAGCATTAGGACAGTTAAAGATTAAACAATTGAAGAATAGATATAACGACCCAGGAATTAATAGGTCATTTATTATAGGTGTTGATAGAGCCAAAATGAGATTGTATGATGTAGGACAACAAGCACAAAACATAGTAGATTCAAACCAAAAGGAGGAGGTTCCGAAACAAAAAGATATCGCTTACGATAAGTTTTCGGATTTTAAAGTATGATAAACAAACCAATTTTTACAATAGATGTACACACGCAAGAAGATTTTTTAAATCAAGATGAAATAGATAGATTAATTACTAGTATAAACAAAGCAGATTTATTAGATTATGATTTCTTTAAAGGGAATGCTAAATCAACATATGTTGCTATGCAAGAACAAAAACCTAACATTTTAGATTTTCATAAAGATATAGCAGATAAAATTATGAAGGAAGTTTATGTACCTAATCAAAGATTGGCTCAATCTTGGGTTAATATACAAAATAAAGGTAGTACATTAGATTTTCATAATCATCCTAATTCAGTTGTTTCTGGTGTTGTATATTTAAAAGCAAATGGAAATGATAGCAAGTTAGTCTTTCAGAATCCACTTACTCCTATGTCACCAACAGCAATTTCTCCACACCGAGAAACTTATGAACTAACACCTAAAACAGGATTATTGGTAATGTGGCCGAGTTATTTAATGCACGGTTCAGGACCTAGTATTAATCAAAGTGATGAAAGAATAGTATTTGGTTTTAATACGTATTGGAAATAATGATAACTATTACAAAAGAATATATGGAACAACCAAAAGATATTAGACAATCTCATTTAAATTTAAAAGATAAGTGTATTGAAAGAATATTTGAAACACAATACAGACAATCAGGTTATAGTTATTACTTAAAAGGATTGTTAGCACACGTATTAGATACAAATATACCATTAAGAAATAAAGATGGTGTAAATGTATTACTAGCACACGCTTGCAACAATGCTAAATGTGCTAACCCTAAACATTTATATTGGGCAACTTCTAAAGAAAATATAGCAGATAGTGGTAGTTATTATGAAAGAAATTTAAAGAAGAATGGTAAGCAATTTATCATTGATACAGCGAGAAAAGTTGCAAAAGAAAAACCACCTGGATATTTCAGTAAGATTAACAATAGAAAAGGTAAAAAACATACTTTAGAACATAGAAAAAATATATCACTAGCAATAACAAAGTGGCATAAAAATGGGTAGACCTAGATTTTATAAAAGTAATAAAATGATTCCTACTAAAGAATATAAAGCTAATTGGGAAAGTATTTTTGGTAAAAAGGAAAA